TGTTTTAAAACCTCGCCTTCGTCGATGTTACATGCATTTTTATTTTTAGTATTTTTGCAGTTAGAACAAAAGTATAGTTTAGAATACCAAACTTCTTTATTTTTAGGCGTATGCTTGACTGTGTTTAAAGTCAATTTCTGGTTACAGTTTGGACATAATAGTTTACTTCTGAAAATAGCGTTATGTTTTACGATTGTAGAGTTAGTTTTTTCACTTATCCTTAATTTTATTTCTTCGTATTCTTCTTCACTTATAATAGCTTCGTGGGTGTTTTCGACGAATATGTCACCGAAAACAAGATGACCTCTAGCTACCGGACTCGTTAGAGCATTGCCTATAACTGATCTGTGCCAGTTTTTACCTAAGGGTGCTTTGTATTTAGAGTTGTTCAATTTTATAGTTATTTCTCTTAAACTAGTACCTTTTTTCGCTTCTTCTACTGCAAATCGTAATACTTTTTTATATTCATTAGGCACAAATTTATCGTTTACTCTGTCGTAATAGAAAGGAGGGACAGTTTTAGCTAACCCTTTTCTAGCTGATGCGCGTCGACCCATTGCAGTACGCTCTTGAATTGTAGTACGCTCCCACTCTGCCATAGCACCTACTAATGTTACGAACAAACGTCCCATAGCAGAAGTTGTGTCATATACTTCTGTTGCGCTCCTAAACAACACGTTTTTATTCTCAAACAATTCTAGTATCTCTAGTAAGTCTTTAACACTTCGAGTTAATCGATCTAGTTTATAGACTAAAACCAAATCAAAATTATCTATTTCATTCAACATTTCTTGTAAAGCGGGTCTGTCTTTTTTAGCTCCGGAGTATCCAGCGTCAGTATATACTTTATGAATTTTCCAGTCGTTTATGTCGCTGTAAGCTCTTAATTTTCTTTCTTGTTCTTCGATAGAGTGTCCTTTTTCTTTTTGTTCAAGTGTACTCACTCTAGTATAAATTGCTACTTTCATGTGCTCCCTCCTCAAAATTGGCAAAAAATAATAAGGGTAGGCGGGCTACCCGTGAAAATTGTATAAAAAAAGAGAGAGCGCAGATGCACCCTCTCATGTCGCAAATATTTCAGCGACTTGTCTAATTTGAAGCTTGCCGCAAATATTTCAGCGGCTTGTTTTGTATATATGTAATATACCATCAAAGAGAGTGTAGTTCAAGCGATTTAACTAAGAAATCTAATTTTTATACTATTTTCAATTTTATCTACTGTTTCTTTTGAATATGATATTTCTCCGGCAGGGTCATACCTATTAATTTTCGATATTCTATCCTTGCTGATTGTAGTGATATTTAAAACGTTAGCATAGGTCTTTTTATACTTGAATCGCTCATATCTTTTGCGAACCTTCGAATATTTTTTGAAGTCGTCATTCAGCGATTTGTTTTCATCAAGTAATTTTTGATCGTATGGGTTTTCTGCTTTTGACACCTTTTCAAGATTGTTCATGATTTTTTTAGCTAAATCCTTACCCGTTACGTCCATTTTTTCCAATACTAAAGGTAACAAATCTTCTTCGATATGCACATTGAATTTACTTCTGGAAGATGTAAGTGGAACTACCGTTAATATTGGATTTTTATTTGAATCGTGATTATTAAGTACCATACAAAAATGGTTTCCAGAAAACTCTCTGCCAACATTAACACCTAACTTTACATAAATTATAGTGCCTTTTTTATATCTGGTGTAACTTTTGTTTTCTTTTAACAATCTAACTTCATCCAATAAAAACTCTGAATATTCAAGACACCATGAATTCATATATTTAAATTTGTAAATCTCGCTATTTTGAATCTTTTTAAAATTATTAACTGCTGTTTCTAAAGGTGCGTTCTCTTCCATCCCTCATCCTCCTCACGCCACACAAGCGCTATTAATCAATATCCAATAATTGTTGTTTTTTCTTATCGAACTCTTCCTGAGAAATTACTCCGACATCTAATAATTCTTTATATTTTATTAATTCATCAGCAACAGAAAAACTCATTTTTTCAGAATTGGATGGTTTCATAGAACTTTCTCGAATAGAGATTTGTTCTTGTATTGTTTCCGCCATTCTAGATACAGTGTTTTTTGATATGCTTCCTATAGCGATACTTGATGAACCGTGATGTATAATTATTTCGCCAAAAAGAAGTCCTTTTTTATACGAAACAGAATTGATTTTCTCGAATGGAAATTCATGAAATTTCAAACCATATATCATACCTTTATCTAAGAATAACAATCTTAGATCAGTACATACTATTAAGTAGGTATTATTATTGTACAATCCCGAAGTTACATACATTATGTTTTCATTATCTTTTAAAATCATAGGTAGTTCTTTCACTTCTTTTTTTGTACCAAACAAATCCTCTACACCTATTTCGCTAAATCTTTGGTAGATTTTAGATAAGTTTTCGTCAGATTTATTGATTTCACTTTCAAATTTCACTTCTTTTCTAGGTTTACTTTGGTATTCTTTTAAAATTTCTCTTTTGTCTTCAACAGATAGTTGCTTGTATTGTTTCTTTTCTTCTTTTGTTTTAGTTGCTAAATATTGACTCTCAATCATACTTTCTTTGAACGTTAATCTGCTCTTAGGTAATTCTTTCATGTTCATTTCTCCTTTATTTTTTGATTGTTAAATCGTTAGATCATAAGCATATTTAAATTCATTTATAAAATCAGATTTGCTTTCCATTTTCTCTTCTAAAAAACTTAAGTAGTTTTCTGCGTGGTAATTTTCGTTATTTGACATATAGTCGTTTAACCCATTGTGTATATGTCTTCTGATTACTTTTACCGCTATATGGATCGCTTGAAAACTCATTTGATACTTGTACGAAATTTGCTCAATATTAAAGTTGTTTATATATTTGTATCTTATATGTAAAGGAAACAATAAACATGAAGCAAATGAGTTTGCTTCATATTCTTCAGCAATCCTTCTATAATAATCTTTATATGTGAATGTTTTATTTAAATTAACTCCAGTATGTCCCATTATAAAATGACCATATTCATGAGCTAAAGTAAATCTTAGACGATTCATAGGCAGTAAATCGTTATAAACTATAATCGCTTTGTCTCCTTTTCTAATATGAAACGCTTCTTCTGAACCGAAAATAGAAGGTATTTTAAAATATAAAGTGCCAGTATTCTGAGAAAATTCAGAGAAAGTCACTAATTTAATACGTTTATCTTTTGAGATAATTTCAAATATATCTAAAGGAAAAGATAAGTTATATAGACCATTTGTGATCTCGTAAACTGCTTTCGCAGATTTAAAAAAAGATTTTTCATAATTTAATTTCAATTAAAAAGCCCCTTTGTTACTTAGTTAAATCATCCCAATCATCAAACATTGCTTCTAATATAGTCAAAGCTTTTTGCCTTTGTGCCTCCGTCATATTTTCTGTAGCTCGATGCATAATAAGAATATCTTCACTTTTATCTTCTCCGGAGTACTCATCTTTTTCTCTACCTAATAAGTAATCAACTGATACATCGAAGTGATCGGCAATTTTTTGCACCTTATCAATGCCTGGTTTGGTTTTCTCCCATCTTCTGATTTGTCCGTTTGAAAACCCTAAAGTTCTCTCTAATTCAGCAAAAGTCATACCTTTTGAATTGCACAAATTACGGATTCTTTGTACTAGATTCATAAATTTCTCCTATCACAGATTAACTTTTTCGCTATTTTTGTTGACAATTAGCATAAAAGTTAATATACTGTATTTAAGCTTTAAATTTAGCTTACTAAACACATAACAATTATTCGTTGGGGAACGAGTATTCAATACCTTTATGACAGGCATTACGAATTGTTATAGGTTTATTAAACTATGCTTAAATATTAGCATAAAAGTTATTGGTGTTCAACAGATAATTTATTTGCTTAGAAAAAATGTTATAGGAGGTGCTAATATGTCGACAACAGATTTCGGCTTGAAAGTGAGAACGGAATTATTAAAACGCAACATGACAAACAAGCAACTTGCGGAAATGCTAGAAATTTCAAGTGCTTACTTATCGGATATTTTACGTGGACGTAGAGATGCTTTTGAACAAAAGAAACGTATTGCGAAAATTTTAGAAATTAAAGAAGAGGTGAAGAGTTAATGAATGAAATTAAAACTTTCAGTAACGACATGTTTTCAATCTTAATCAAACAAGATAATGAAAATAATTTATTCGATTTAGAAACTGTCGCAAAAAGTTTGGGGTTCACTCAGTTTAAAAACGGCAAACAATATATTCGTTGGGAAACTATCAATAAATATTTAGGTAAATATCTTTCCCAAGAAGTTGGGAAAGGCGATTTCATACCAGAACCAATGGTATATAAGTTGGCTTTCAAAGCAGGTAATGCTGTAGCAGAAAAATTTCAAGATTGGTTGGCGATGGAAGTCCTACCAGCTATTCGCAAACACGGTATCTACGCAACAGACAATGTAATTGAACAAACATTAAAAGATCCAGACTACATCATTACAGTGTTGACTGAGTATAAGAAAGAAAAAGAGCAAAACTTACTTTTACAACAAGAAATCGGAGAACTAAAACCCAAAGCAGACTATGTAGATGAAATCTTAAAGTCAACTGGAACATTAGCCACAACTCAAATCGCGGCAGACTACGGTATATCAGCACAAAAGTTAAACAAACTACTACACGAAGCTAGATTACAACGAAAAGTGAATAAACAGTGGGTGCTTTACTCAGAACACATGGGCAAGAGTTACACAGAATCAGACACTATACCAATTGTACGCTCTGACGGTAGAGAAGACACAGTTTTACAAACTAGATGGACACAAAAAGGTAGATTGAAAATACATGAAATCATGACTGAATTCGGTTATGAAGCTAACGTAACTGCTTAACAGGAGGGCGCAGCAAATGGAAGATCAAAACAAAAAAGTCATTTATTACTACTATGACGAAGCAGGTAATAGACAACTATTATCAATTGGAGATTTGAAACTCTATTTATTAAAAGATATTAAATCAAGATTTGGTTTATATAAAAAACAAATCCCTGATTTAGATAATCTGTTCGTTCAAATAGACGGTGTTGAATTTAAAGTACTATAACCCGAGCAATGCACCTCTTAAACAACATTATACACGAAAGGAGCATAAACAAATGAACACACTATACAAAACAACCTTCCTCATCACAATGGCAGTTGCGACTTGGAAGGTTTGGAAGATTGAGAAAAACACAAGATTTAAACTTAGAAATTTTGATTATCCAAAAATTAATAATGCTCAGAGCAAATCATTGTTGGATATTGCTAGTCACGATTTAAAAGATATTTAACTGTATTCAAAATTTTCATATCTTGTTGAGCTTTTAAGCTTTCGTATAAAGCTATTGAATAAATAATTTCGTAAGATACGTTTTCAGGAGCATCTTCTTTCAACTTATTTATTCTATCTCTAAAAAAGTCACTGTCACCACCGAATTCTTTTTCGGCTTGATTACTAAGTTCACCAAAGAAATTTTGAAAATCATTAAATTCCATACTTATCACCTCCTTTCACTAGGAGATAACTAAATTATACACGAAAGGAATGGTAGAAGTGCCACCACACATTCAACAAATGTTATACGAAATCCAGTTAAAAGCTGGTATACCTCAAAAATTAATGGAAATGCAAGGTTTGATAAACGATGAAACAACCAAAGAGGAGAAAAAAGAAAATGAGTAACATTTATAAAAGCTACCTAGTAGCAGTACTATGCTTCACAGTCTTAGCAATTGTGCTTATGCCATTGCTGTACTTCACTACAGCATGGTCAATCGCGGGATTCGCAAGTATAGCGACATTCATATTTTATAAGGAATACTTTTATGGAGAATAAAAAAACTGCTACTTGCGCCAACAAGTAACAGAGACAAACGATTAGCAAAATTAATTCACGTTCAATATAAAACGAAAAACGGAGGAAGTCAAGATGTATTACGAAATAGGCGATGTATGTCAGAAGGTAATTAATGTAGACGGATTTGATTTTAAATTAGCAGTTAAGAAGAAGGACCACAGCATTCTGGTGAATATCTTAGATTTAGAAGATAAGTTTATCGACGGCATAAACATAACTAATGAGAACGATCTATACACAGCATTAGACATATTAAATCAATCTATTTACGAATGGATTGAAGAGAACACAGATGAACAGGACAGACTAATTAACTTAGTCATGAAATGGTAGGAGGTCGCTATGAAGCAGACTGTAACTTATCTAATCAAGCATAAAGATGAAAATCTATTTATTACAAACCGACCAACCGAAGTGAACGACACAGTGAAGTATTCAACTGATATGCGAGACGCAAGAGAATTCGACGGACTAGACAAAACTGTTATTGATATGTCTAAGCACAAAGCAATCAAGAAAACAGTGACAGAAACAATTGAGTATGAGGAGGTAGAACATGACTGAACAAACATTATTTGAACAGTTGAACAGTAAAAACGTGAATGATCATACAGAACAAAAAAATGGATTAACTTATCTAGCATGGTCATATGCACACCAAGAGCTGAAAAAGATTGACCCAAACTACACAGTAAAAGTACACGAGTTTCCACATCCAGATATTAACACAGAAAATTATTTTGTACCTTATTTGGCTACACCAGAAGGCTATTTTGTACAGGTATCTGTGACTGTGAAAGATAGTACAGAGACTGAGTGGCTTCCAGTATTGGACTTTAGAAATAAATCGCTTGCTAAAGGTAGTGCAACAACTTTCGATATTAACAAAGCGCAAAAACGATGTTTTGTTAAAGCTTCGGCTTTACACGGTTTAGGCTTATATATCTACAACGGCGAGGAACTACCAAGTGCAAGTGACAACGATATTACAGAATTAGAAGAGCGTATCAATCAGTTCGTGAACTTATCTCAAGAAAAAGGGCGAGATGCAACTATCGATAAAACGATGAGATGGCTAAAAATATCTAACATTAATAAATTAAGTCAAAAACAAATCGCAGAAGCACACCAAAAATTAGATGCGGGATTAAAACAATTGGATAGTGAGGAGAAACAATAATGTTAAACAGAGCAGTATTAGTAGGACGCTTAACAAAAGACCCAGAATTAAGAAGCGCGCCAAATGGCGTAAATGTAGGTACATTCACATTGGCAGTAAACAGAACATTCACGAATGCTCAAGGCGAGCGTGAAGCAGATTTTATAAACGTAGTAGTGTTCAAGAAACAAGCTGAAAATGTTAAAAACTACCTTTCTAAAGGGTCGCTGGCAGGTGTAGACGGGCGATTACAAACACGTAGCTACGAAAATAAAGTCGGGCAACGTGTATTTGTGACAGAAGTAGTAGCGGACAGTGTTCAATTCTTAGAACCGAAGAATAACAACCAACAACCAAACAACAATTATCATCAACAAAGACAAACTCAAACTGGTAATAATCCTTTTGATAACAACGCAGACTCTATAGAGGATCTTCCTTTTTAGGAGGCGTTAGATGAACGAATTATGGAAAGATGTTGTAGGTTACGAGGGCATATACGAAGTAAGCAGTAAAGGTAGAGTTAGAACTCACAAAAATAAAGTTACTTGGTCTAACCGTTATCAAAAATGGAGGCATTGGAAACAGCGTTATTTAAAAGATAAAACACCTAATGGTCGAGATGTAAGAGTAACCCTTTGGAAAAATGGTAAACGCAAAGATTTTTTAGTCCACAGATTAGTGGCATTCGCCTTTATACCAATGATAGAAGGTAAAAATTGTATTAACCATATTGACGGGAACCCCAAAAATAACAATGTAGAAAATCTTGAATGGTGTAATCACTTGGAAAATAATAGGCATGCATTTGAAACAGGATTAATGCATACCAATATGGCTGTAAAACTTATTAATCATTTAGGTATCGAATATGAATTTATAAGTATGAGTAGAGCAGGAAAATTCTTAGGCAGAAGTCATAGTTATATTAGCGACAAAATAAAAAATAATCACAAAGATGTTACTGATATACATGGTAATAAATATAAATTTGAGAAGTTGATATAAATGCCGAAAATTACTAGTTATATCACTCAAGATGACGGTACAACAACAGTTGTCATCTCGGGTGTTGAATTAGGCAATAAAGAAACATTACTACTTGATAACGGGTTTGATGTAGAAGTAGATGTAAACGTTATAGATCCGTTTCAAATTACCGGCAAGCAACGTCGAAAAATATTCGCGCTTGTCAAAGACATAGAAGAACATACAGGTCAACCAATGGACTATATGAGACATATGTTCATCGAGTTTGTAAGAACGTACTACGGCTATGATGAACGTATTTCGCTAAGTAATTGTACGAGAACACAAGCAAGTCAAATCATTGAAGCAACGCTTGACTGGACGTTCTACAATGACATACCACTTAGCTACAAAACGAGTAATCTACTGAAACAAGATAAATCATTCTTATACTGGTCAACTGTTAACCGCAACTGTGTAATATGCGGAAAGCCTCACGCAGACCTAGCACATTATGAAGCAGTAGGTAGAGGCATGAACAGAAACAAGATGAATCACTACGACAAACATGTATTAGCGTTATGTCGCGAACATCACAACGAGCAACATCAGATGGGTGTTAAGTCATTTGATGATAAATATCACTTGCATGACTCGTGGATAAAAGTTGATGAGAGATTAAACAAAATGTTGAAAGGAGGAGAATAATGGTTAAATCGATATTTTTACAAGATGGAGAAGAAATTTTAGTTGATGATGAAGATTACGAGAGAGTTAATCAGCATACTTGGCATAAAGCTTTTAAAGATAATTACAGAATGATTGTGAATAGTGATAAAAAGCATTTACCTGATTTTATTCTAAAAAAAAGTTTCCAAAAAATAAAAAACAATGATTTCACAAGAAAAAATCTAACAACTGAAGGTAATAAAACAAGATGGAGCAAAGCGAAGTGTAACAATTCATCTAAATATAAAGGCGTTTCATGGGATAAAAAAAATAATAATTGGTATGCATGTATAGCTGTTGATAAAAAAACCAAAAACTTAGGTCACTTTGTAAATGAAGATGAAGCAGCAAAAGCTTACAACAATGCAGTTAATGAATATTGGGGTGGTGTTGGTTACCTTAATATAATTGGAGAAGATAATAGGCTGAAAAAAAGAAACTATAAAACAAACATAAAGCAATTGAAGAGGGGAACTGATAAAAACAATTTAAGAGGAATAAACAAAATAAAACATAGATATTATTCAAAAATATTTTATTCTGGCAACTATATAGCGTTAGGCGGATATGACGATTTAAACAAAGCGAGATTAGTTTACAACAAATGTTCGTCATACCTGCATGGATCTGACGCGATCCTTAACGACGTACCTATGACAGATGAACTTAAAGAATTCATATCTAACTGGGAAGTACCGGACAAAATCAAAATGCTGAAAGGAGAAGACAATGGGAGAAGTATCGTGGATAAAACTTAAAGTTGGCATGTTTGATGACAGCAAAATCAAATATATCGAAGCTTTACCCGAAAGAGATACGATCATAACTATTTGGGTTAAGTTGCTAACTTTATCAGGAAAGTACAACGAACAAGGTTACATTATGCTATCCGAAAACTTACCGTATAACGAAGAGATGTTAGCAAATGAGTTTAGCCGACCTATCAACTCAATAAGGTTAGCAATACAAACTTTTGAGACATTGGGCATGATTGAAAAAGTTAATGGTGTCATAAAAGTGACAAATTGGGAAAAGCACCAAAATATTGAAGGACTCGAGAAAATCAGAGAGCAGAACAGGTTGAGGAAACAAAAGCAACGAGAAAACAACAGAAAATTGCTAAATGGTCACGTGACGTCACGTGACAGTCACGCAACAGAAGAAGATAAAGAATTAGATAAAGAATTAGAAAGAGATAAAGAAAAAGATGTAGATAAGAACTTAAGTGCAAATAATAGCGCAACTGACGTTACGCATGAGCAATTTGAAGAATGGTGGAAACTTTACGACAGGAAGAAAGATAAAAAGATATCTTTCACTAAATTCAAATCATGCTTAAAGAAACATTCTTTTGAGCAAATCATGCAAGGTACACGAGAATATTTGAAAACTATTACAGACAAACAATATCAAAAGTACCCTAAAACGTTTTTAACTAACGAAAGCTATATGAATGATTATAGCGAAGAGATTAAAGAAGAAGTAAACAATCAATATGTAGATGCGTTTCAGCGTGCATCACAATCCAGTATAGAAAATTTACCGTTTTAAAGGAGTGAGAAAGTGGAGTCATTCCAGAACTTAGCAAAGAAACCAACTTTAAAGAAACAAATCATTGAACAAGCGTTTGATTTGAAATGTGAGAACTGTGGACGTAAGTACGACTATTACAAATTTGATGACGGTTCAGAATTCAAACATGGTTGTGACTGCGAAATGATAGAGTACGCCAAACAATCAACTGAAAACTATCACAAGAGAAATAGACGAAGAAAAGCAGAACGCATATTCAAACAATCGATAATGAACGAAGATCTAACGAAAGCAACGTTTGATAATTACAATCCGACTAATGAACAACTAGTCTATGCGAAAAACTTATGCGAACGTTACGCAAACAATTTCACGTTAGACAATAAACAATCGCTACTAATTCAAGGCTCATTTGGTACAGGTAAATCACACTTATCAATGAGTATTGTTAAATCAGTTAAAGCTAAAGGCTACACAGTGCTATATATGAACGTACCTCAATTGATATCAACAATTAAAAACACTTATAACAACCAAACTGCTATGACTGAACAGGAATTGGCTCAAATTATAAGTGATGTCGATTTAATGGTATTCGATGACTACGGTATCAACATGAACGAATTCGCTACTAGTAAGATGTTTGAGCTTATCGAAAGTAGAATAGGCAAACACAATATCTTTACTACCAACTTAGACGAGAAAGAAATGACAAAAAACAAAGACTTACAACGTATATTCAGCAGAATCATGAGCAACACAACGCTTATCAAGATGGACGGTCAAGATTACAGGACTAGAGGTTTAAAACTATGATTACCAAAGAATTTTTAAAAACTAAACTTGAGTGTTCAGATGTGTACGCTCAGAAACTCATAGATGAGGCACAGGGCGATGAAAATAGGTTGTACGACCTATTTATCCAAAAACTTGCAGAACGTCATACACGCCCCGCTATCGTCGAATATTAAGGAGTGTTAAAAATGCCGAAAGAAAAATATTACTTATACCGAGAAGATGGCACGGAAGATATTAAGGTCATCAAGTATAAAGACAACGTAAATGAAGTTTATTCGCTCACAGGAGCCCATTTCAGCGACGAAAAGAAAATCATGGCTGATAGTGACCTAAAACGATTCAAAGGCGCTCACGGGCTTTTATATGAGCAAGAGCTAGGGTTACAAGCAACGATATTTGATATTTAGAGGTGGCACATGGAAATAGAAATTAAATTTAACGAAACGTTCGAGGCACCTATGGGCTCGCCTCGTCCACGCTTTCGTAATACAGGTAGATTTGTTCAAACATACATGCCAACAGCTTATACAAATCATAAAGCGTATATACAAGGGCAAATGCCTAAGTTAAATCTAGAGCGCGCACTAAAAATCGAATTAGACTTTTACTTTCCATTACTTAAATCATGGTCGAAGAAAAAGAAAAGTGAAATGGTTGGACAGTATAAAGTGACTAAGCCGGATATCGATAACTTAATTAAAACAGTATTAGACGCATGTAATGGTCATGTGTGGAAAGACGATAACCAAATTACAGAAATAACTAGCTCAAAGCGTTATGGACTAGAACCAAAAATAATCATGCGAGTTGAGGAAGTGATCTAATGCAACAGCAAGCATATATAAACGCAATGATTGATATAAGGATACCTACAGAAGTTGAATATCAGTATTTTGATGATGTGGATATCGAAAAAGAAGCGCTGGCAGATTACTTATATAACAATCCTAACGAAATACTAGAGTATGACAATTTAAAAATTAGAAACGTAAATGTAGAGGTGGAATAAATGGGAAGTGTTGTAATTATTAATAATAAACCATATAAATTTAACAATTTTGAAAAAGAAATAATGGCAAAAAGAGGCTGAGCTACGTAAGAAGAAGCCACATTTGTTTAATGTACCTCAAAAACATTCACGTGATCCGTACTGGTTCGATGTCACTTATAACCAAATGTTCAAGAAATGGAGTGAAGCATAATGAGCATAATCAGTAACAGAAAAGTAGATATGAACAAAACGCAAGACAACGTTAAGCAACCTGCGCATTACACATACGGCGACATTGAAATTATAGATTTTATTGAACAAGTTACGGCACAGTACCCACCACAATTAGCATTCGCAATAGGTAATGCAATTAAATACTTGTCTAGAGCACCGTTAAAGAATGGTCATGAGGATTTAGCAAAGGCGAAGTTTTACGTCGATAGAGTATTTGACTTGTGGGAGTGATGACCATGACAGATAGCGGACGTAAAGAATACTTAAAACATTTTTTCGGCTCTAAGAGATATCTGTATCAGGATAACGAGCGAGTGGCTCATATCCATGTAGTAAACGGCACTTATTACTTTCATGGGCATATCGTACCAGGTTGGCAAGGCGTGAAAAAGACATTTGATACAGCGGAAGAGCTCGAAATATATATAAAGCAACATGGTTTGGAATATGAGGAACAGAAGCAACTAACTTTATTTTAAGGAGATGTAAAAATGAAAATCAAAGTAAAAAAAGAAATGAGACTAGATGAATTAATTAAGTGGGCGCGAGAAAATCCGGATCTATCACAAGGAAAAATATTTTTTTCAACAGGATTTAGTGATGGATTCGTTCGTTTTCATCCAAATACAAATAAGTGTTCGACGTCAAGTTTTATTCCAATTGATATCCCCTTCATAGTTGATATTGAAAAAGAAGTAACGGAAGAGACTAAGTTTGATAGGTTGTTAGAGGTATATGAGATTCAAGAAGGAGTCTATAAATCCTTATTACACAAAGGTATCAGTTTGAACGAACGTTTTGAAGACGACAATTTTTTTCCTACTAAAGCATACTATATCTTAAACGACGACCTAACTATGACGTTAATCTGGAAAGATGGGGAGTTGCTAGTATGATGTTGAAATTTAAAGCTTGGGATAAAGATAAAAAAGTTATGAGTATTATTGACGAAATCGATTTTAATAGTGGGTACATTTTGATTTCAACAGGTTATAAAAGTTTCAATGAAGTAAAACTATTACAATACACAGGATTTAAAGATGTGCACGGTGTGGAGATTTATGAAGGGGATATTGTTCAAGATTGTTATTCGAGAGAAGTAAGTTTTATCGAGTTTAAAGAAGGAGCCTTTTATATAACTTTTAGCAATGTAACTGAATTACTAAGTGAAAATGACGATATTATTGAAATTGTTGGAAATATTTTTGAAAATGAGATGCTATTGGAGGTTATGAGATGACGTTCACCTTATCAGATGAACAATATAAAAATCTTTGTACTAACTCTAACAAGTTATTAGATAAACTTCACAAAGCATTAAAAGATCGTGAAGAGTACAAGAAGCAACGAGATGAGCTTATTGGGGATATAGCGAAGTTACGAGATTGTAACAAAGAACTGGAGAAGAAAGCAAGCGCATGGGATAGGTATTGCAAGAGCGTTGAAAAAGATTTAATAAACGAATTCGGTAACGATGATGAAAGAGTTAAATTCGGAATGGAATTAAACAATAAAATTTTTATGGAGGATGACACAAATGAATAACCGCGAACAAATCGAACAGTCCGTTATAAGTGCTAGTGCGTATAACGGCAATGACACAGAGGGATTACTAAAAGAGATTGAAGACGTGTATAAGAAAGCACAAGCGTTTGATGAAATACTTGAGGGAATGACAAATGCTATTCAACATTCAGTTAAAGAAGGTATTGAACTTGATGAAGCAGTAGGGATTATGGCAGGTCAAGTTGTCTATAAATATGAGGAGGAATAGGAAAATGAGCATTAGTGTAGGAGACAAGGTTTTTAATCCAGAAACAAATTCAACTTTAGAAATTGTACAACTTGTTGGCGATATTAGAGACACGCATTACAAGTTATCTGACGGATCTATTATTAGTCTTATAGACTTTGTTGTTAAACCAATTCATTTAATCAAGGAGGCACAGGAAAATGACTAACACATTACAAGTGAAACTATTATCAAAAGACGCTAGAATGCCCGAACGAAATCATAAGACAGATGCAGGTTATGACATATTCTCAGCCGAAACCGTCGTACTTGAGCCGCAAGAAAAGGCAGTGATTAAAACAGATGTAGCTGTAAGTATACCAGAGGGCTATGTCGGGCTATTAACTAGCCGTAGTGGTGTAAGTAGTAAAACGTATTTAGTGATTGAAACAGGAAAGATAGACGCGGGATATCATGGTAATTTAGGGATTAATATCAAGAATGATATGGAGCATGACGGCATAACATCATTATACGAAGATTTAGACGACAAACTAGTAAATACTTTAGATATAAAAGGTAATTATATAAACGAAGGAGAAGGCGCTAGAAAGATATATAAAATCAACAAAGGCGACAAACTAGCTCAATTGGTTATCGTGCCTATATGGACACCGGAACTAAAGCAAGTGGAGGAATTCGAGAGTGTTTCAGAACGTGGAGCAAAAGGCTTCGGAAGTAGCGGAGTGTAAAGACATCTTAGATCGAGTCAAGGAGGTTTTGGGGAAGTGACACAATACTTAGTCACAACATTCAAAGATTCAACAGGACAACCACATGAACATTTTACTACTGCTAGAGATAATCAGACGTTTACAGTTGTTGAGGCAGAGAGTAAAGAAGAAGCGAAAGAAAAGTACGAGGCACAAGTTAAAAGAGATGCAATTATTAAATTAGGTCAGTTGTTTGAAAATATAAGGGAGTGTCGGAAATGACGGATGTTAAAATTAAAACTATTTCAGGTGGAGTTTATTTTGTAAAAACAGCTGAACCTTTTGAAAAATATGTTGAAAGAATGACGAGTTTTAATGGTTATATTTACGCAAGTACTATAATCAAGCAACCAACGTATATTAAAACAGATACGATTGAATCAATCACACTTATTGAGGAGCGTGGGAAATGAATCAGCTGAGAATTTTATTACATGACGGTAGTAGTTTGGTATTACATGAAGATGAATTATTTAACGAAATAGTATTTGTTTTGGATGATTTTAGAAATGATGATGACTATTTAACGATAGAAAAAGATTATGGCAGAGAACTTGTATTGAACAAAGGTTATATAGTTGGGATTAATGTTGAGGAGGCAGACGATGACTAAACAAATATTAAGACTATTATTCTTACTAGCGATGTATGAGCTAGGTAAGTATGTAACGGAGCAAGTATATATTATGATGACGGCTAATGATGATGTAGAGGCGCCGAGTGATTACGCAAAGTTGAGTGATCAGTCTGATTTGATGAGGGCGGAGGTGTCAGAGTAGATGTATAGCAAAGAGTCAATCGTTAATATGATAGGCACACATAAAATGAAGTGTAATGTGTTAGCCGATGTAATACCGGAATATGATAGCAACTCAATAGCTCAGTACGGTATACAAGCGACGTTACCGAAACCACAAAGGGAAAACTCAAGCAAAGTTGAAGATGTTGTTGTGAGGCTTGAAAGAGCAAATAAAAGGTATGCGCAGATGTTAAAAGAAGTTGAGTTTATAAATCAATCGCAACAGAGATTAGGACACGTTGACTTTTGTTTCTTAGAGTTGTTAAAGAAAGGTTATAACAGAGATGCAATTATCAAGAAGATGCCTAACTCTAAATTGAACAGAAACAACTTCTTAGCGCGCCGTGATGAGTTAGCAGAAAAAATTTATCTACTACAGTGACGAAAATGACAAAAATGACAGAAATGACGAAAATGACACTATTTTTAAACTGTGAATTAATTTTATATAATTGATTTGTAAGAATTATCTTAAGACGTGGGGTAATAGCCACAACAGATGTTCTCATCGATGTGATTAAGAAGTGACAAACATGTAAAGTTGATATGTTACGCTATTAATCACTTACTGCCTGCCTATATGGTGGGTAGTTTAATTCTTGCAATTTGAGTCATAACTATTTTCCTCCTTTCACATTTATTGAACGTAGCTCCTGCACAAGATGTAGGGGCATTTTTTATATTTAAAATAACTAGAGTAATTAACGTAAAGGCGTGTGATACAGTGAAAACAATTGATTAAATTAACACCGAAGCAAGAAAAGTTTGTATTAGGACTCATCGAGGGCAAGAGCCAACGGAAAGCATATATTGACGCAGGGTATTCGACTAAAGGTAAAAGTGATAATTATATAGATAGCCGAGCTTTTGAGTTGAGTAAGAATAGTGCGATTTTAGATAGGTATGAAGAATTGCGTCAAGAAGCAGCTGAACAATCAAAATGGACACGCCAAAAGGCTTTTGAAGAATATGAGTGGCTAAAGAATGTAGCTAAGAATGACATTGAAATAGAGGGAGTGAAGAAAGCGACAGCTGATGCATTCCTCGCTAGTTTAGATGGTATGAATAGAATGACGTTAGGTAACGAAGTTTTAGCTAACAAGAAAATAGAAACTGAAATTAAGATGCTTGAGAAGAAGATTGAACAAATAGATAAAGGTGACAGTGGAACAGAAGATAAAATCAAACAACTTCACGACGCAATAACGGAAGTGATCGTCAATGAATAAACTTAAATCTTTATATACGGACAAACAAATTGAAATATTGAAGCAAACGCAAAAACGAGATTGGTTTATGTTAATTAATCACGGAGCAAAGCGTACAGGTAAAACAATATTAAACAATGACTTATTTTTACGTGAGTTAATGCGTGTGCGAAAGATAGCAGACGAAGAAGGAATTGAGACACCTCAATATATACTTGCTGGTGCAACATTAGGTACGATTCAAAAAAACGTACTAATAGAGTTAACTAACAAATATGGCATTGAGTTTAATTTTGATAAATATAATTCATTCATGTTATTTGGCGTTCAAGTGGTTCAGACAGGTCACAGTAAAGTAAGTGGTATAGGAGCTATACGTGGTATGACATCGTTTGGTGCATATATCAATGAAGCGTCGTTAGCGCATGAAGAGGTGTTTGACGAGATTAAGTCACGTTGTAGTGGAACTGGTGCAAGAATATTGGTAGATACCAACCCTGACCATCCCGAGCATTGGTTGTTGAAAGATTATATTGAAAATACAGATCCTAAAGCAGGTATACTGAGTCACCAATTTAAGCTCGATGACAATAACTTTCTTAATGATAGATATAAAGAGTCTATTAAGGCTTCAACACCATCAGGTATGTTCTATGAACGTAATATCAACGGTATGTGGGTGTCTGGTGACGGTGTAGTATATGCCGACTTTGATTTGAATGAGAATACGATTAAAGCAGATGAACTGGACGACATACCTATCAAAGAATACTTTGCTGGTGTCGACTGGGGTTACGAGCACTATGGATCTATTGTGTTAATAGGACGAGGTATAGATGGTAACTTTTATTTTATTGAGGAGCACGCACACCAATTTAAGTTTATTGATGATTGGGTGGTTATTGCAAAAGATATTGTAAGTAGATATGGCAATATTAATTTTTACTGCGATACTGCACGATCTGAATACATCACTGAATTTAGAAGACATAGATTACGTGCAATTAACGCTGATAAAAGTAAACTATCGGGTGTAGAGGAAGTTGCTAAGTTGTTCAAACAAAACAAGTTACTTGTTCTTTATGATAATATGGATAGGTTTAAGCAAGAGGTATTTAAATATGTTTGGCACCCTACAAACGGAGAGCCTATAAAAGAATTTGATGACGTGTTGGACTCGTTAAGATATGCCATATACACACATACTAAACCTGAACGATTAAGGAGGGGGAAATGACATTGTATAAGTTAATAGATGATATTGAAGCACAAGGAATATTGCCTAAGCATATTGAGGCTCTAATAGAGTCACATAAAGACGATAGAGAGAGAATGGTTAATCTCTATAATAGATACAAGACACATATTGACTATGTACCAATATTCAAACGTCGACCAATTGAAGAAAAAGAAGATTTTGAAACTGGTGGAAATGTAAGGCGATTAGACGTGTCTGTTAATAACAAATTTAACAACTCTTTTGACAGCGAAATTGTTGATACACGTGTTGGTTATTTACATGGTGTTCCTGTTACTTATGATTTAGATGAAAACGCAAAAAAAAACGAAAAGTTGAAAAAGTTTATAACCAACTTTGCCATTAGAAATAGTGTTGATGATGAGGATTCTGAAATAGGTAAAATGGCAGCAATTTGCGGATATGGTGCTAGGTTAGCATATATTGATACGAATGGTGATATTAGGATTAAGAATATAGATCCCTATAATGTTATTTTTGTTGGCGACAATATTTTAGAACCTACATACTCATTGCGCTACTTTTATGAAAAAGATGATGATAATGGCACTGATTATGTGTACGCAGAGTTTTACGATAATACTTATTATTATGTATTTCGAGGAGAAGGTATTGACGCTTTGCAAGAAGTTGGACGATATGAACATTTATTTGATTACATTCCATTGTTTGGTGTACCTAACAACAAAGAGATGATAGGAGATGCTGAAAAGGTTATTCACTTAATTGACGCATATGATTTAACAATGAGCGATGCATCAAGTGAGATTAGTCAGACACGTTTAGCATACCTTGTGTTACGCGGTATGGGTATGAGTGAAGAAATGATTCAAGAAACACAAAAGAGTGGCGCATTTGAGTTGTTCGACAAAGATATGGACGTTAAATACTTAACAAAAGATGTAAATGACACAATGATTGAGAACCATTTAGATCGAATCGAAAAGAATATCATGCGTTTTGCAAAGTCAGTAAACTTTAATTCTGACGAGTTTAACGGAAATGTACCTATCATTGGAATGAAACTTAAACTTATGGCTTTAGAGAACAAGTGTATGACGTTTGAGCGTAAGATGACAGCTATGTTGAGGTATCAATTCAAAGTTATTTTATCTGCATTAAAGCGTAAAGGGTACAACTTGGATGATGATAGTTATTTAAACCTGATATTTAAGTTCACTCGTAACATTCCAGTTAATAAGTTAGAAGAATCACAAGTGCTAATTAACCTGAAGGGACAAGTTTCAGAACGAACAAGGTTAGGACAATCACAACTAGTTGATGATGTTGATTACGAATTAGACGAAATGGAAAAAGAAAGCCTTGAATTTAATGACAAATTACCTGACATAGATGAAGGTGACGCAAATGACAAATCCCAAAATAACCAATCAGAATGATATTGATGAGTATATCGAGGGTTTAATCTCTAAAGCAGAAAAACCAATAGAACAACTATTTGCTAATCGACTTAAAGAGATAAAACAAATCATCGCAGATATGTTTGAGAAATATCAAAATGATGATGTGTATGTTACATGGACTGAATTCAATAAATACAACAGGCTCAATAAGGAGTTAACTCGTATAGGTACAATGTTGACTGATGACTATAGGCAAGTAGCTAAGATGATTCAGAAGTCACAAGAAGATGCTTATATAGAAAAATTCCTTATGAGCCTTTATTTATATGAAATGGCGAGTCAAACATCTATGCAGTTTGATGTTCCGAGTAAAGAGGTAATCAAATCAGCTATTGAACAACCTATTGAGTTCATTCGTTTAATGCCAACACTACAAAAACATCGTGATGAAGTATTGAAAAAGATACGTATGCACATTACACAAGGTATTATGAGTGGAGAGGGTTACTCTAAGATAGCTAAAGCAATACGTGATGATGTCGGCATGTCTAAAGCTCAATCATTGCGTGTGGCTCGTACAGAAGCAGGCAGAGCAATGTCACAAGCTGGACTTGATAGCGCAATGGTTGCTAAAGATAACGGTTTGAAGATGAAGAAACGTTGGAATGCTACTAAAGATACACGAACACGTGATACTCATCGTCATTTAGATGGGGAATCAGTGGAAATAGACCAAAACTTTCAATCAAGTGGATGTGTTGGACAGGCACCCAAGCTATTTATCGGTGTAAACAGTGCGAAAGAGAATATTAATTGTCGTTGTAAATTACTCTATTACATTGATGAAGATGAATTACCAACTGTGATGAGAGTGCGTAATGATGATGGTGAAAACGAAGTTATACCATTCATGAATTATCGTGAGTGGGAAAAGCACAAGAGGAAAAAGAAATAATACACCTATCGACCTTAGCATGTCGTTAAACTGCTTTTTATTATGCACTTTTCGGACTGTTAGGGTACGCGAAGGGCAAAAAGGAGTTCTGATATATGAATATCGAAGAAGTTAAGTCTTTTTTTGAAGAACACAAAGACGATAAAGAAGTAAAAGATTATCTAAACGGACTTAAGACGGTGTCTGTTGATGACGTTAAAGGCTTTTTAGATACAGAAGAAGGTAAACGATTCATTCAACCTGAATTAGATCGTTATCATTCGAAAGGATTAGAATCATGGAAAGAGAAAAATCTTGAGGATCTAATCGAACAAGAAGTACGGAAGCGTAATCCTGAGCAATCAGAAGAACAAAAACGTATTAGTGCTCTTGAACAAGAGTTAGAAAAACGCGACGCAGAGGCAAAACGTGAGAAGTTAAGAAGTAACGCGCTAGGTAAAGCGCAGGAACTAAATTTACCAACATCCTTAGTTGATAGATTTTTAGGCGATTCTGATGAAGATACTGAGCAAAACTTAAAAGCTTTAAAAGAAACCTTTGACAAGTATGTTCAAAAAGGTGTTGAGTCTAAATTTAAATCGAGTGGAAGAGATGTTAAAGAATCACGAAATCAAGATTTAGACCCTTCAAATGTAAAGTCCATTGAAGAAATGGCGAAAGAAATCAATATTAGAAAATAAAGTGAGGTAATAAAATATGGCAACTCCAACATACACGCCAGGCAATGTTATTTTATCGGATTTTAAAAACGGCGTTATTCCAGCAGAACAAGGTACTTTAATCATGAAAGACATTATGGCTAATTCAGCAATTATGAAATTAGCTAAAAATGAGCCAATGACAGCACAAAAGAAAAAATTTACTTACTTAGCAAAAGGTGTAGGCGCCTACTGGGTATCAGAAACGGAACGTATTCAAACTTCTAAGCCTGAATATGCACAAGCAGAAATGGAAGCTAAGAAAATTGGTGTAATTATTCCGTTATCAAAAGAGTTTCTTAAATGGACTGCAAAAGATTTCTTTAATGAGGTTAAACCTCTAATTGCAGAGGCATTTTACAAAGCGTTTGACCAAGCTGTTATCTTTGGTACTAAATCACCTTACAACACTTCAACTAGTGGTAAACCGCTTGTTGAAGGCGCAGAAGAGAAAGGTAACGTTGTTACAGATACTAATAATTTATACGTAGACCTTTCGGCATTAATGGCTACTATTGAAGATGAAGAGTTAGATCCAAACGGAGTATTAACTACACGTTCATTCAGAAGTAAAATGCGTAATGCTTTAGATGCTAATGACAGACCATTATTTGATGCTAACGGGAACGAGATTATGGGATTACCACTATCTTATACTGGAGCGGATGTATACGACAAAAAGAAATCGTTAGCACTAATGGGTGATTGGGATTACGCACGTTACGGTATCTTACAAGGTATTGAGTATGCAATTTCTGAAGATGCCACGTTAACGACGTTACAAGCATCAGATGCTTCTGGCCAACCAGTATCATTATTTGAACGTGATATGTTCGCTTTACGTGCGACGATGCATATTGCATACATGAACGTTAAACCAGAAGCGTTCGCAACGCTTAAACCAACTGAATAGGAGGAGATATGATGGCTAATCCTGCAGAAGAGATTAAGGTAAAAAAAGACAATATGACCATTACTGTTACAAAGAAGGCGTTTGACTCTTATTACAGTCTTGTAGGTTACAAAGAGGTTAAATCACGCCGTACTGCATCGGATAAGAGTGAGTGATAAAAATGACTCTTTATGAAGATGTTAAACTTTTACTCAAGAAAAATGGAGTGGAAGTTAAAAGTGATGAAGAAGAAATATTTAAGATGGAAGTTGACGGAATACTAGAAGATGTTAGGGATATAACAAACAATGATTTCGTGAAAGATGGTCAAGTTATTTATCCTTACTCAATCAAAAAGTATGTTGCAGATGTACTTGAGTATTATCAGCGTCCTGAGGTTAAAAGAAACTTAAAATCTAGAAGCATGGGGACAGTATCGTACACTTATAACGATGGTGTCCCTGATTACATTAGTGGAGTATTAAACAGGTATAAACGAGCAAAGTTTCATCCGTTTAAACCAATAAGATAGAGGTGTTGTTTGTGTTTAACCCGTACGACGAATTCCCTCACACTATTTCTATTGGAAGTATCAAAAAAGTAGGAGAGTATCCAATTATAAAAGAGCGCTTTGTAAGCGATAAAACAATTGATGGATTTATGGATACGCCTACTACATCTGAACAACTAAAATTTCATCAAATGTCCCTTGAATACGACAGAAACCTATACGTACCTTATGACTTGCCAATATCTAAAAACAATCTATTTGAGTATGAGGGTAGAATCTTTAGTATTGTAGGCGATTCTGTAGATCAGGGCGGACAACATGAAATTAAGTTACTACGACTTAAGCAGGTGCCATATGGCAAAGGTTAAGTATGGCGCTGACAGTATGGTTGTTGAATTAGATAAGTTCGATAAGAAAATAGAAGAGTGGGTTAAAAAAGGTATTGCTAAAACGACGATGAAGATATATAACACAGCTGTAGCATTAGCTCCTGTTGACTTAGGTTTTTTAAAAGAAAGTATTGACTTTAAATATTTCGACGGTGGGTTATCCAGTGTTATAAGTGTCGGCGCAGATTATGCAATATACGTTGAATACGGTACTGGTATATATGCTACTGGTCCTGGTGGTAGTCGTGCTACAAAGATTCCGTGGAGTTTTGAAGGTGATGACGGCGAATGGTACACAACATATGGTCAAGAGCCACAGCCGTTTTGGAATCCTGCAATTGACGCAGGACGCAAGACATTCGAGCAGTATTTTTCATAGAGGTGGTTAAATATGTGGGTATCAGTTGAACCTGAACTTACAAATCAAATATATAAAAGATTAATCTCAGACCCTAACATTAACAGACTAGTTGATGATAGGGTTTTTGACGTTGTTCAAGATGATGCTGTTTACCCATATATTGTTGTGGGTGAATCAAACGTCACTAACAACGAATCTAGCGCAACAATGAGAGAAACGGTCGGTATTGTCATACATGTGTATTCACAGTTCGCTACACAATACGAGGCTAAGCTCATTTTAAGCGCAATTGGCTATGTGCTTAACAGGCCTATAGAGATAGAAAATTATGAATTTCAATTTAGTCGTATCGATAGTCAAGCAGTATTCCCTGATATTGACAGGTTTACTAAGCATGGCACGATACGGCTTTTATTTAAGTACAGACATAAAAAGAAAAACGAAGGAGTGTATTAAATGGCGCAAAAAAACTATTTAGCGGTTGTACGTCCAGCTGAAACTGATTTAGATTTAGTTGATGCTTTATTATTAGCTGACTTACAAGAAGGTGGACATACGATTGAAAATGATTTAGCTGAAATAGTACGAGGCGGTAAAACGGACTATTCTTCCAATGCAATGTCAGAATCATTTAAATTAACGATTGGTAATGTGCCTGGAGACAAAGGAATTGAAGCAGTGAAACATGCTGTACAAACAGGTGGACAGTTGCGTATATGGCTTTATGAGCGTAATAAACGTGCAGACGGTAAACATCACGGAATGTTTGGTTATGTTGTTCCAGAATCATTTGAAATGTCGTTTGATGATGAAAGTGACAAAATCGAACTGTCATTAAAAGTTAAATGGAATACAGCAGAAGGCGCTGAAGATAACTTGCCAAAAGAATGGTTTGAAGCTGCAGGTGCGCCTACAGTTGAATACGAAAAATTCGGCGAAAAAGTCGGAACATTCGAGAATCAAAAGAAAGCTAGTGTTGTATCTGATTCACACACGGAAGACCATTCTATGTAAACTAATAGATCAAGGGGGCGTAAGCTCCCTATTTTTTTATAAAAAAATTGAAAAGAGGTATATATTTTGACTGAATTTAATCCAATTACAACATTAAAAATTAATGACGGAGAAAAAGATTACGAAGTAGAAGCAAAAGTAACATTTGCATTTGACCGAAAAGCTGAAAAATTCTCAGAAGATAGCGAAGATGGGAGAAAAGGAGCAATGCCAGGATTCAATGTTATCTTTAACGGTTTGCTAGAATCTAGAAACAAAGCGATTTTACAATTTTGGGAATGTGCTACTGCTTATTTAAAAAACCCACCAACTCGAGAACAATTAGAAAAAGCGATTGATGATTTCATCACTGAAAACGAGGATACTTTGCCGTTATTACAAGGGGCTTTGGACAAACTTAACAATAGTGGTTTTTTCAAGAGGGAGAGTCGCTCGTACTGGATGACATTGAACAAAGCACCGAATATGGCCAAAAGCGAGGACAAAGAAATGACGAAAGCAGGCATAGAAATGATGAAAGAGAATTACAAGGAAATCATGGGCGCAGAACCTTACACGATTACTCAAAAATAAGGCAACTGACAGCTAGATATTTAGGATATATCCCTGAACATGAATTGTTAGCACTAACACCTGCTGAATGGCGTGATTGGCTTATTGGTGGTCAGGATAGGTACCTAGATCAAAGACAATTATTAATTGAACAAGCGCAAGCTAACGGCTTAGTACAAGCTTCTAAGAGGCTAACTAGTATGATTCGTGACATTGAGAAACAACGTTACGAAATAAGAGAACCTGGTAGCTATGCTCGTGTACAAAAAGCTAGATTAGAAGAAGAAAAAAGAAGACGTGAACTCTTCAAAGAAGGCACAAGAAAATTCCTTGAATCGAAAGGAGGTTAGCCTTTGGATACTCATTTTATGGCAAAGATTATGGCCAATATTAGAGATTTCCAAAGCAACGTAAGGAAAGCTCAACGATTAGCAAAGACGTCTGTACCAAACGAAATTGAAACAGATGTAAAAGCAGATATTTCAAGATTCCAAAGAGCTTTACAACGCGCTAAAGCTATGGCGCAAAAATGGCGTGAACATAACGTTAAAATAGATGGTAATAATTCACCGTTAAAACGTGCAATTGCTAGTGCAAAAACGATGTTGGCCACGTTACACAACAAAACAATAAAAGTTAATTTCGATACGAGAGGTATGACAAAAACCCAAATTTTAACTAAGGCACTGAATCAGTCCTTAACTGATTATAGTGAGAAAATGGACGCGCTAGCTACTAAAATTCGTACATTTGGTACAATTTTTGCACAACAAGTTAAAGGCTTAATGATTGCTAGTATACAAGCATTGATACCAGTGATTGCCGGATTAGTACCTGCAATAATGGCAGTACTTAATGCGGTTGGTGTATTAGGTGGTGGCGTTTTAGGTTTAGTTGGCGCATTCTCTGTCGCAGGTCTTGGAGTTGTTGGCTTTGGTGCAATGGCTATTAGCGCTCTTAAAATGGTTGAAGATGGAACATTGGCAGTAACAAAAGAAGTTCAAAACTTTAGAGATGCGAGCGATCAGTTAAAAACTACATGGCGTGATATTGTTAAAGAGAATCAAGCAAGTATCTTTAATGCGATGTCAGCAGGTATCAGAGGCGTTACAAGTGCGATGTCTCAATTAAAACCATTCTTATCCGAAGTATCTATGCTGGTTGAAGCAAACGCACGCAAGTTTGAGGATTGGGTTAAACATTCTGAAACAGCTAAGAAAGCATTTGAAGCGTTGAATAGCATAGGTGGCGCAATCTTCGGAGATTTATTGAACGCTGCAGGACGATTTGGCGACGGATTAGTTAACATTTTCACTCAATTAATGCCGTTGTTCAAATTTGTGTCTCAAGGACTACAGAACATGTCTATAGCTTTCCAAAATTGGGCTAATAGTGTATCTGGTCAGAATGCTATTAAAGCGTTTATTGACTACACTACCACTAACTTACCTAAGATTGGTCAGATATTTGGTAATGTGTTCGCTGGTATTGGTAATTTAATGATTGCTTTTGCACAAAACAGTTCCAACATTTTTGATTGGTTGGTTAAATTAACTTCTCAATTTAGAGCATGGTCAGAACAAGTAGGACAATCACAAGGGTTTAAAGACTTTATCAGTTATGTTCAAGAGAATGGTCCTACTATTATGCAGTTAATCGGTAATATCGTAAAAGCATTAGTTGCTTTTGGTACTGCAATGGCTCCTATAGCTAGTAAATTGTTAGACTTTATCACTAATCTAGCTGGATTTATCGCTAAACTATTCGAAACACACCCAGCTATAGCACAAGTTGCTGGCGTTATGGGTATTTTAGGCGGTGTATTTTGGGCTTTAATGGCTCCGATTGTTGCTATAAGTAGTGTACTTACAAATGTGTTTGGTTTGAGCTTATTCAGCGTCACTGAAAAGATTTTAGACTTCGTTAGAACATCAAGTTTAGTTACTGGAGCTACGGAAGCATTAATAGGTGCATTCGGTTCGATTTCAGCACCTATTTTAGCAGTTGTTGCAGTAATTGGTGCATTCATTGGTGTCCTCGTTTATTTATGGAAAACAAACGAGAACTTTAGAAATACTATTACTGAAGCGTGGAACGGTGTTAAAACGGCAGTTTCTGGTGCGATTCAAGGTGTAGTCGGCTGGTTAACTGAATTGTGGGGCAAAATTCAATCAACATTACAGCCAATCATGCCTATATTACAAGTATTAGGACAAGTATTCATGCAAGTTTTAGGTGTTTTGGTAATAGGCATTATTACAAATGTTATGAATATCATACAAGGTTTGTGGACGTTAATTACAATTGCGTTCCAAGCCATAGGAACAGTGATATCCGTAGCTGTCCAAATCATAGTAGGTTTATTCACTGCTTTAATTCAGTTGCTTACTGGCGACTTCTCAGGTGTTTGGGAGACTATTAAAACTACGGTTACCAATGTACTTGATACGATTTGGCAATACATGCAATCAGTTTGGGAGTCAATTATCGGCTTTTTAACTGGCGTAATGAATCGAACGCTTTCAATGTTTGGTACAAGTTGGTCACAGATATGGAGTACAATCACTAATTTTGTTAGCAGTATTTGGAACACTGTTACAAGTTGGTTCAGTCGTGTTGCTTGGAGTGTGGCTGAAAAAATGGGACAAGCATTAAACTTTATTATCACAAAAGGTTCTGAATGGGTTTCTAACATTTGGAATACAGTTACAAGTTTCGCGAGTAAAGTAGCTGATGGGTTTAAAAGAGTTGTCTCAAATGTAGGTGACGGTATGAGTGATGCACTTGGTAAGATTAAAAGTTTCTTCAGTGATTTCTTAAATGCCGGAGCGGAATTAATCGGCAAAGTAGCTGAGGGTGTAGCCAATGCTGCGCACAAAGTAGTCAGCGCGGTAGGCGATGCGATTTCATCAGCTTGGGACTCTGTAACTTCATTCGTAAGTGGACACGGTGGAGGTAGTAGCTTAGGTAAAGGTTTAGCGGTATCACAAGCAAAAGTAATTGCTACAGACTTTGGCAGTGCCTTTAATAAAGAGCTATCCTCTACTTTGACAGATAGTATAGTAAATCCTGTAAGTACTTCTATAGACAGACACATGACTAGCGATGTTCAACATAGCTTAAAAGAAAATAATAGACCTATTGTGAATGTAACGATTAGAAATGAGGGCGACCTTGATTTAATTAAATCACGCATTGATGACATGAACGCTATAGACGGAAGTTTCAACTTATTATAAGGGAGGTTTGTTAGTTGATAGCGCACGATATAGAAGTAATAAGGAATGGTTCACAGTATCGCGTCAGTGACAATCCTTTCACTTATAATCACTTGGAAGTAGTTGAATATAACGTTACAGGCGCAGGATATCATCGTAACTATTCTGATATAGAGGGTATTGATGGTAGATTTCATAATTACGCTAAAGAAGAACTTAAAAAAGTAGAGCTTAAGATAAGGTATAAAGTACCTAAAATTGCTTATGCTTCACATTTAAAGTCAGACGTCCAAGCACTATTTGCTGGACGTTTTTATTTAAGGGAATTAGCTACACCAGACAATTCAATTAAGTATGAGCATATATTAGATATACCAAAAGACAAACAAGCATTTGAGCTTGATTATGTTGATGGACGACAACTTTTTGTAGGACTAGTAAGTGAAGTTTCTTTTGACACAACACAAACATCAGGGGAATTTTCTTTGTCGTTTGAAACAACCGAACTACCATACTTTGAAAGTGTCGGTTATAGTACTGATCTTGAAAGTAATAACGACCCTGAAAAATGGTCGGTACCTGATAGATTGCCTACAAACGAAGGTGATAAGAGGCGTCAAATGACATTTTACAACACTAACTCAGGAGAAGTTTATTATAACGGTGATGTTCCTTTAACACAGTTTAATCAGTTTAATGTTGTTGAAATAGAGTTAGCTGAAGATGTTAAAGCTAATGATAAGGATGGATTCACTTTCTATACAGATAAAGGAAATATCTCAGTTATTAAGGAAGTTGATTTAAAAGCCGGAGATAAAATAATCTTCGACGGTAAACATACCTATAGAGGTTATTTAAATATAGATTCTTTTAATAAAACTTTAGAACAACCGGTTTTATATCCAGGCTGGAATCGATTCAAGTCTAATAAAGTAATGAAACAAATTACATTTAGACACAAATTATATTTTAGATAAGGAGTAGCCTATGCCAATTTTATTAAAAAGTCTACAGGGTGTAGGGCACGCTATTAATGTTAGTACAAAGGTAAGTAAAAAGCTAAATGAAGATAGTTCTTTGGATCTAACTATTATCGAGAACGCGAGTACGTTTGACGCAATAGGTGCTATAACTAAAATGTGGACGATCACTCATGTTGAAGGTGAAGATGATTTCAACGAATATGTAATTGTCATACTTGATAAGTCTACTATTGGCGAAAAAATAAGGCTTGATATCAAAGCTAGGCAAAAAGAACTTGATGACCTTAACAATTCTAGGATTTACCAAGAGTATAACGAAAGTTTTACAGGCGTTGAGTTCTTCAATACTGTCTTTAAAGGAACGGGTTATAAGTATGTATTACATCCAAAAGTAGATGCATCTAAATTCGAGGGATTAGGCAAAGGAGATACACGATTAGAAATCTTAAAAAAAGGACTTGAGCGTTATCATCTCGAATATGAATACGATGCAAAGACTAAAACGTTTCATTTGTATGATGAATTATCTAAGTTTGCCAATTATTACATTAAAGCTGGTGTGAATGCTGATAACGTCAAAATACAAGAAGATGCATCTAAATGTTATACCTTTATTAAAGGTTATGGTGATTTTGATGGACAACAGACTTTTGCAGAAGCGGGACTACAAATTGAATTCACTCATCCATTAGCACAATTGATAGGTAAAAGAGAAGCGCCACCGCTTGTTGATGGACGTATTAAAAAAGAAGATAGTTTAAAAAAAGCAATGGAGTTATTGATAAAGAAAAGTGTCACTGCTTCTATTTCCTTAGACTTTGTAGCGTTACGTGAACATTTCCCAGAAGCTAACCCTAAAATAGGTGATATTGTTAGAGTGGTGGATTCTGCCATAGGATATAACGACTTAGTGAGAATAGTCGAAATCACTACACATAGAGATGCGTACAATAATATCACTAAGCAAGATGTAGTATTAGGAGACTTTACAAGGCGTAATCGTTATAACAAAGCAGTTCATGATGCTGCAAATTATGTTAAAAGCGTAAAATCTACAAAATCCGACCCATCTAAAGAACTAAAAGCATTAAACGCAAAAGTTAACGCAAGTTTATCTATAAATAATGAATTGGTTAAGCAGAATGAAAAAATAAACGCTAAAGTCGATAAGATGAATACTAAAACAGTTACAACTGCTAATGGTACGATCATGTACGACTTTACTAGTCAATCAAGTATAAGAAACATCAAATCAATTGGAACGATTGGCGACTCTGTAGCTAGAGGGTCGCACGCAAAAACTAATTTCACAGAAATGTTAGGCAAGAAATTGAAAGCTAAAACGACTAATCTTGCAAGAGGTGGCGCAACAATGGCAACAGTTCCAATAGGTAAAGAAGCGGTAGAAAACAGCATTTATAGACAAGCAGAGCAAATAAGAGGAGACCTAATCATATTACAAGGCACTGATGATGACTGGTTACACGGTTATTGGGCAGGCGTACCGATAGGCACTGATAAAACGGATACAAAAACGTTTTACGGTGCCTTTTGTTCTGCAATTGAAGTTATTAGAAAGAATAATCCAGATTCAAAAATACTAGTGATGACAGCTACAAGACAATGCCCTATGAGTGGTACAACAATACGCCGTAAAGACACGGACAAAAACAAACTAGGGTTAACACTTGAGGACTATGTAAACGCTCAAATATTAGCTTGTAGTGAGTTAGATGTACCAGTGTTTGACGCATATCACACAGATTACTTTAAGCCATACAATCCAGCTTTTAGGAAAGCGAGCATGGAGGACGGCTTACACCCTAACGAAAAAGGTCACGAGGTTATTATGTACGAGTTAATCAAGGATTATTACAGTTTTTACGACTAAAGGAGGCAACCAATGGCTTACGGATTAATTACAAGTTTACATTCAATGACAGGTCGGAAAATAGTTGCTCAACATGAGTATAACTATCGCTTGTTAGATGAAGGTATGAGCAAACTTGAGAAAATGTTTATATACCATCAAAAAGAAGAAATATACGCACACTCAGCGAAACAAATTAAATACTTGAATGACAGTGTTGAAGATTATTTAACGTATTTAAATGGCCGTTTTAGCAATATGATTCTAGGCCATAACGGCGACGGTATCAATGAAGTAAAAGACGCGCGTATTGATAATACAGGTTATGGTCATAAGACATTGCAAGATCGTTTGTATCATGATTATTCAACACTAGATGCTTTCACTAAAAAGGTTGAGAAAGCTGTAGATGAACACTATAAAGAATATCGAGCGACAGAATACCGATTCGAACCAAAAGAGCAAGAACCGGAATTTATCACTGATTTATCGCCATATACAAATGCAGTAATGCAATCATTTTGGGTAGACCCTAGAACGAAAATTATTTATATGACGCAAGCTCGTCCAGGTAATCATTACATGTTATCTAGATTGAAGCCCAACGGACAATTTATTGATAGATTGCTTGTTAAAAACGGCGGTCACGGTACACACAATGCGTATAGATACATTGATGGAGAATTATGGATTTATTCAGCTGTATTGGACAGTAACAAAAACAACAAGTTTGTACGTTTCCAATATAGAACTGGAGAAATAACTTATGGTAATGAAATGCAAGATGTCATGCCGAATATATTTAACGACAGATATACGTCAGCGATTTATAATCCGGTAGAAAATTTAATGATTTTTAGACGTGAATATAAACCCACTGAAAGACAACTTAAGAATTCGTTGAACTTTGTTGAGGTTAGAAGTGCTGACGATATTGATAAAGGTATAGACAAAGTATTGTATCAAATGGATATACCTATGGAATACACTTCAGATACACAACCTATGCAAGGTATCACTTATGATGCAGGTATCTTATATTGGTATACAGGTGATTCGAATACAGCCAACCCTAACTACTTACAAGGTTTCGATATAAAAACAAAAGAATTGTTATTTAAACGACGTATCGATATTGGCGGTGTGAATAATAACTTTAAAGGAGACTTCCAAGAAGCTGAGGGTCTAGATATGTATTACGATCTAGAAACAGGACGCAAAGCGCTTTTAATAGGGGTAACTATTGGACCTGGTAACAACAGACATCACTCAATTTATTCCATCGGCCAAAGAGGTGTTAACCAATTCTTAAAAAACATTGCACCTCAAGTATCGATGACTGATTCAGGCGGACGTGTTAAACCGTTACCAATACAGAACCCAGCATATCTAAGTGATATTACGGAAGTTGGTCATTACTATATCTATACGCAAGACACACAAAATGCATTAGATTTCCCGTTACCGAAAGCGTTTAGAGATGCAGGTTGGTTCTTTGATGTACTGCCTGGACACTATAATGGTGCTCTAAGACAAGTACTTACCAGAAATAGCACAGGTAGAAATATGCTTAAATTCGAACGTGTCATTGACATTTTCAATAAGAAAAACAACGGAGCATGGAATTTCTGCCCGCAAAACGCCGGTTATTGGGAACATATCCCTAAGAGTATTACAAAATTATCAGATTTAAAAATCGTTGGTTTAGATTTCTATATCACTACTGAAGAATCAAACCGATTTACTGATTTTCCTAAAGACTTTAAAGGTATTGCAGGTTGGATATTAGAAGTAAAATCGAATACACCAGGTAACACAACACAAGTGCTAAGACGTAATAACTTTGCTTCTGCTCACCAGTTTTTCGTTAGAAACTTTGGTACTGGTGGTAATAGTGGTTGGAGCATAATAGAAGGTAAGGAGGTTGAATAATGGTAGTAGATAATTTTTCGAAAGATGATAACTTAATCGAGTTACAAACAACATCACAATATAATCCGGTTATTGACACAAACATCAGTTTCTATGAATCAGATAGAGGAACTGGTGTTTTAAATTTTGCAGTAACTAAGAATAACAGACCGTTATCTATAAGTTCTGAACATGTTAAAACATCTATCGTGTTAAAAACCGATGATTATAACGTAGATAGAGGCGCTTATATTTCAGACGAATTAACGATAGTAGACGCAATTAATGGGCGTTTGCAGTATGTGATACCGAATGAATTTTTAAAACATTCAGGCAAGGTGCATGCTCAGGCATTCTTTACACAAAACGGGAGTAATAATGTTGTTGTTGAACGTCAATTTAGCTTCAATATTGAAAATGATTTAGTTAGTGGGTTTGATGGTATAACAAAGCTTGTTTATATCAAATCTATTCAAGATACTATCGAAGCTGTCGGTAAAGACTTTAACCAATTAAAGCAAAATATGGCTGATACACAAACGTTAATAGCAAAAGTGAATGATAGTGCGACAAAAGGCATTCAACAAATCGAAATCAAGGAAAACGAAGCTATACAAGCTATTACTGCGACGCAAACTAGTGCAACACAAGCTGTTACAGCTGAATTCGATAAAATAGTTGATAAAGAGCAAGCGATTTTTGAACGTGTTAACGAAGTTGAACAACAAATCAATGGCGCTGACCTTGTTAAAGGTAATTCAACAACAAATTGGCAAAAGTCTAAACTTACAGATGATTACGGTAAAGCAATTGAATCGTATGAGCAGTCCATAGATAGCGTTTTAAGCGCAGTTAACACATCTAGGATTATTCATATTACTAATGCAACAGATGCACCAGAAAAGACGGATATAGGCACGTTAGAGAAGCCTGGACAAGATGGTGTTGATGACGGTTCTTCGTTCGATGAATCAACTTATACATCAAGCAAATCTGGTGTGTTAGTTGTTTATGTTGTTGATAATAATACTGCTCGTGCAACATGGTACCCAGACGATTCAAACGATGAGTACACAAAATACAAAATCTACGGCACATGGTACCCGTTTTATAAAAAGAATGATGGAAACTTAACTAAGCAATTTGTTGAAGAAACGTCTAACAACGCTTTAAATCAAGCTAAGCAGTATGTAGATGATAAATTCGGAACAACGAGCTGGCAACAACATAAGATGACAGAGGCGAATGGTCAATCAATTCAAGTTAACTTAAATAATGCGCAAGGCGATTTGGGATATTTAACTGCTGGTAATTACTATGCAACAAGAGTGCCGGATTTACCAGGTAGCG